ATGGGCACGATCACACCGCGCAAGCGCGCGAACGGTTCGATTGGGTATACCGCACAGATCGTCCGCAAGCGAGGTAAGGAGTTCCTGCATCGGGAAGCGAAGACTTTCGACAGGGAGCGAGAGGCCAAGGCGTGGCTAAGGTTCCGCGAAGCCGAGTTGGACAAGCCAGGCGCTCTAGACGACCTCAAGAAGCCGATCATAAGGCTTGCGGACGCCATCGACAAATATACTGCGACGTCGACTAAAGAGATCGGCAGAACAAAAACGCAGGTCCTTCGATCCATCAAGCAGTACGATATCGCCGAAATGGACTGCGCGACGATCAAAAGTGAGCATATCGTATCCTTTGCTCAAGAATTGCTAGACGGCGGGCGTCACCCCTCCACAGTCGGAAACTACATCTCCCATCTAGCCGCTATTTTTGCCATCGCTCGGCCTGCGTGGGGCTATCGGCTTGATCAGCAAGCTATCAAAGACGCTCAGGCCGCACTGGCACGGTTGGGTACCGTCGCAAAAAGCAGGCAGCGCACTAGGCGCCCTACCCTCGCCGAGCTTGACCGGCTGTTACAGCATTTCGTCGAGGTTCAGACGCGCCGCCCCAAATCGAATCCTATGGCCCGAGTTATTGCGTTCGCGATTTTCAGTACGCGCCGAATGGAGGAGATTACACGCCTAACTTGGGCAGACCTCGACGAAGTAAACAGCCGAATTCTCGTGCGTGATATGAAGCACCCCGGTCAGAAGGCTGGAAACGATACGTGGGTTGAGTTGCCTCCGGAGGCGCTGGCGATCGTTAGGAGCATGCCGAAGGTCAAGCCGCAGATATTTCCCTATTCAACCGACGCTATCGGGATGGCCTTCACGCGAGCGTGCGACCTCCTTGCGATCGAGGACCTGCGATTCCACGACTTGAGGCACGAAGGCGTCTCGCGGCTCTTCGAAATGGGACGAACGATCCCATTGGCTGCGTCAGTATCAGGGCACAGGAGTTGGCAGAGCCTGCAGCGATACAGCCAGATACGCGATCGCGGCGACAAATTCGCAAACTGGCCGTGGCTGGCTAAACTCACAGCGCCTCGCACAACCGGATAGGCGCGGACAAAATCTTGACTTTTGACCCCAAACACGGCTATGTATGTTGAGTTGATCAGAAGACCCCCAACATGCTCACATTAGAGGGACAGAGGCCAGATGTCAACGGCAAAATTCGACACGGCGGAAGCTGCAAATTACATCGGAAAATCAGCCTCTTGGCTCAATAAAACCCGCCTTAACGGCACAGGCCCGGTCTATCTGAAAATCGGCGGAAGCGTCCGCTACGACCGCAGAGACCTCGACGCCTTTCTCGCCGGCGCCCGCCGGACGGCGGTTTACGACCACGCCAATGACAATGCCCGCGCCGCGAGGGCCGCGTGATAGATAGCCACGAAAACATGCAGGATCGAGTTCGCGGCATAATTGAGCGCACCCTGACCGAACTGACGGACATCGGCATGGACAGCGAAGGCGCTGCGGCCCTGCTTGCCATCCAGGGAACCATCCGGCTGGAGACGCGTGAGAAGCGTCGAGAGGTGGCGCAATTTGTTGCCTCGACTCTCTACGACCCCGCCGATCGCTGAGCCCGTAGCAAACGCAGACTCTGCGCGTGCTCTCACCAATCCCGCGCCCACACCGGGCGCGGTGTTTGGGGAGGTCAAAATGACCTCCCCAAATCTTCCCCGCCGCTTCGGCGGCATTTCCGCAGCAGCCCATAGGGGCATTACTATAGGAGCGCATTGTGCGCATCGTTGATATGACGCCGATCCATTATGACGGCGGACAAAATATTGCACGCTTCTCTATTGACGTTTCGCCAGCCCTCAAACTCACGGGCTTTAGACTTCGCCGCAGGCGGGACGGGGGGCATGTCATTGCCGCTCCTGCAGCGTTTGGCGTGCGTGTCGCACACTTTGCACCAGACACCTATCGAGCACTGACGGCAGAAGCGGTCGCCGAGTTCGGGAGGCTTGGTGCCCAACATGCCGGCAACTGAAACCGCGCAGCCTGAAGCCGACATCCTTCTTAGCCGATACGCCGTTGCTGATACGCCAGATCCCGACGAAGCTCTGTCGGACAGCGAACTAGAAGCGCGCGACGACGCCGAGGCCGACACGACCTTCGCCTATTGGCGAGACTCGCCGCTGGCGTCCGTTTTCGCCAAGGGCGCAAAGAGCAAGGCGCGTGTTGCAACGGCCATTCAACGTAAAAGGGCCGCGGATGCTGTGCTGTCCGGCGACGCCGGAACGGTCGCCCGCATCATGGGCTACACGTCCCCGTTTCCGCTCCGAAAGGCAGCGGCAGCAAACGATAACTCCCCCTATCCCGGAATCGTCTCAAGCGCTGACTTCGTGCGTGGGTTCGTGCCGCCTGACTATCATATTGACGGCGTCGCGCAGGCAGGATTCCTCTATGCCCTGACGGCAGGCACCGGAACCGGAAAGACGGCTGTTCTGCTCGCCCTGACGTCGTCTACAGCGCTCGGGAGGGCTCTGTGCGGCAGGGACGTTCGGAAGGGCCGTGTCGTCTATTTCGCAGGCGAAAACCCAGACGACGTGCGGATGCGCTGGCTGGCCATGGCGCACCATCAGGGCTTCGATGCCAACGATACGGACGTCCACTTTATCGCGGGCACGTTTAGCATACCGGGCGCGATTGCGCGGATAAGTGCCGATGTCGAGCGCCTGGGTGGCGCAGACATGATCGTCGTGGACACCTCGGCAGCGTATTTCCAAGGCGATGACGAGAACGGCAACACGCCGCTCGGCAAGCATGCGCGAGATCTCCGGGCCCTTACGGAATTGCCCGGCAAGCCGGCTGTGTTCGTGGCCTGCCACCCAACTAAGAACGCCGATCAAGCAAACCTGCAGCCCCGCGGTGGCGGCGCCTTTATCGCGGAGGTCGACGGTAATCTGACGCTGACGAAAGACGGCGGGCTGGCCAAGCTTCACTGGCAGGTCAAGCACCGGGGAGCGGATTTCGCTCCAATGTTCTTCGCGCTGGAATCAGTCACCGCGCCGGTTCTCGTCGATACCAAGGGCCGCTCGGTTCCGACCGTCATGGCGGTGGGTAAGGCCAATTGGGTGCCTGCCGTAGGCCGCCCTAACAAGCATGACGAGGCCGTGCTGGAGGCTCTGCGCAAGGCGCGCCAGTGGGGCGGCGTCGTAGATCAGCGGGCTTGGCGCAAGTCCTATTATGACGATCATGTCGGTGAGGACGAGAACGTCCTGAAGTCCCGCTTCAATCGCGCCCGGCCAAATCTAATCAAGGCTGGCTTCGTCGTTGAAAACCAAGGCGAATTCACGTTGGCGGAAGAAGGTACGAAATGATTCCGTACCTAAAAATACCTTTCGTACCTGCCGAGGTACGGTCTTCGCCAAGCGAGGTACGAAAGGTACGTACCCTTAGGTACGTACTTTCGTACCCTGCGCAGCCCCGAACCAAAATCAATCAAACCAAGAGCCGCGCAGCGGCCTACCCCTTCCTTGCACGAGGCGATCAATGACCATCACCCTGCCCACCATCACCGCCTCTAATGGCGTCACACTGGCCCGTGCGGGGGCCGTCGAGATAATGGGACAAAATGTCCCCTTATCTACCGCCAACGACGACACCCCGCCTCGACGGGCTCCGGCACGCTGGCCTCTGGGGGAAGAGTTCAACGCCGGGCGCATCGGGGTGGACGAAGCCGAACGCTACCGGCTTGAGGCTGCCGTGCGATGGTTCTGTATGCACGTCGAGCAAGCTGTGAACCCTGGCCACTACGGAACGAACACGATCGCCGCGGCAATGGGGGGCGTAGCCTACAAGGTAAAGGCCGATGATTGGGGCGACGTCGGACTGGGTGACCCCGGAATCGTTCGGAACGGCATCACGGCAAGCGCTGTGGATTCGTCTCGCGATATGTCGCTGTTGCTGCCGCTAGAGCGAAAAGCGCGTTCCATGCAGATCATCCGGCTGTGTCGTCGGCGGCTCGGGCATCTCTTCGACGTCGCCGCCGCCGCGATCATGCTGCGATGGGAGATGCGAGCCATCGGCAAGGCGCCGGGCATAGGTGCTAACAGCGAAGCCGCAGCAGGCCGGGCAACGGTCGTATCCGCACTGCGGCTGGTAGCTGACGTCCGCGCGGACGTGGAGGAACTGGAGGACGCTGACCGCATCGACCCCGAAACCCTCTCTTGGCACTTCGGCAGGCCGGCAAACGATAACAACCGGCAAGCAGCTTGGGCCGCATAGACCCCCCTCCACCCCCTTAGGCTACGAATCTATACAGTCATAAATAGGTGGTCGGGTTCGTTCCGACGACCCGTGCAAGACTTGCCCCGCCTCGAAAGAGCGCGGGGCTTTTTGTTGCTAGAATTCGCCCGAATGCGGGCTCGCACATTCATTTTTCAGTTTCAACACGACAGAAAGGAGGCGCAGCAATGTACCTCTCTGATGCTGTCGATGCGCTCGCCACCTCGCTGAATACAGGCCGTGGCCGCCTCGACACCCTGGCCCGCCGTCTTCAGGAAGGTGGCCAGCTTCCCAAATCCGAGGGCGGCTCCAACCGCCCCGTCGTCACCATCGACCATGTCGTGTCGCTGCTGTTCGCCCACATTGTCGGCGTCGGGTACGGCCATGTTGCCAAGGCCGTCGAGGACATCCGCAACTATCGGAACGACGAAACCACAGCCGGCGACTTCGTGGCGGCCATGCTGCAGCGGCTCGTTGATCTCGACACCGGCATAGGCGGCCGGGGCGCGTATCACTCGTCTGTCACCATCACGAACGGGTCGCGCCCCGCCCTCGTCGTGCGGATCGGAAGCGACGAAGAGCCGGTCGAAGTCGCGTTCACTCCCGGCGGAGTGCCGTGGCAGCCGAACCAGGCAGATCGAATTTTCGAAAGCTGCATCATCCCAGGACGCGTCCTGTTCCGCATTGCCACGGCGCTGCGTGAACTCATGCCCCCCGCGATCGAGCGCCGCACGTTTCCGGCCACGTTCACGGTGAATGCCTGATGATTTGGCCCTTCACCAAACGCCAGCCGCCGCCCGTGGAGGCGAAGAGCCTGGCGGATCCCAGCGTGGAATGGCTGGAGCTATTTGGCGCCATCCCGACCAACGCGGGCGTCAGTGTCACCGCTCAGACGGCCATGCGCTGCACGGCAGTGCGCGCAGCGGTCCAGACGATTGCCGAGGCGGTCGGCCAGCTTCCGGTTCACGTCCACAACCGCGCGGACAAGGAGCGCGACGCCGCCAGTCCGATCGAGTCCGTACTCAATGGCCAGGCGAACGAATGGACGCCTGCCAGCGACATGCGGGAGCTACTGACCCGCGACGCGCTACTTCATGGTGACGGACTTGCTGCCATCGTCCGTGCCGGCGGTACGGTGCGTGAGCTTATCAGGTACACGCCCGGCTCTGTCTCGATCAGCGCCGACGACTGGGGCGGCCCGGTCTACAAAAAGGACGGTCGCGTCATTCCCCGCCGCGATGTCCTGCACATCCGAGCCCCGTCGCTCGACGGCATCCGCGGCGTCGCGCCCATCCAGCAGGCCCGCGAGGCGATCGGCCTGGCGCTCCTGCTGGAAGCCCATACCACCAAGCTGTTCGCCAACTCGGCGGCTCCAGGCGGCGTGATCGAGCACCCCGGCACGCTCGGGGATGAGGGCCTCAAGAAGATGCGCCTTGCCTGGCGGGCCGCGCATCAGGGCGCCGACAACGCTGGCAAGACCGCGGTGCTGTGGGACGGCGCGACGTATAAGGCCACGACGTTCGATCCAGTTTCGAGCCAGTTGCTTGAGCTTCGCAAGTTCTCGGTCACGGAGATTGGCCGGGCGTTCTCGATCCCGGCACAGTTCCTCGGCGACCTCGACCGCGCGACTTGGTCGAACGCGGAGGCCATGAACCGGCAGTTCCTCCAGCTAACGCTTTTGCCCTGGCTCAAGCGCTGGGAGGGAGAGATCGCGCTCAAGCTTTTCACGCCTGAAGAGCGTGCCCGGCAATACGCCGAGTTCCTGACGGACGGCCTTCTGCGTGCGGACTTCGCGCAGCGGATGGAGGGCTACAGCAAGGCGATCTCGGCCCGCTTCCTGTCGCCGAACGAGGCCCGCGCCGCTGAAAACCGCCCGCCTTATCCAGGCGGCGAAAAGTTCGAAAACCCCAACACCACCGCGGCCCGCCCGGCCAACGACAACACACAACAGCAGGAGGCCGCGAGTGGCTGACAAACCCAAAAAGACGGCCCGCGTAACGGCGTTCTTCGGCGATGGCGAGCATGTCTTCACCTTGCAGCCGCAGGGCGTAGCCGAGCCGCTGGCGCTGATCGAGGAGCTACAGGAAAAGACCGGCGTCGGGCCGTATCGCCTGTTCAAATCCATCAGCGACGATGACTTCCGCGTCGGCGATATTCGCGAGGTGCTGCGCCTTTCGCTGATCGGTGGCGGTAAGTCGCCCAGCGACGCGCACAAGCTGGTTAGCCGCTACTTCGATAAGGAGCCGATCGCCGAGTACAGCACGATCGCCCTCGACGTCATGGTGGGCATGCTGTTCGGCCATCCCGTTGTCGACGATCCCCTGGTCGCTCCCGCCAAGGAGGCTGCCAGTGAGTAAGTACGCGCACGGCTCAGCCATCGAACTCGACCTAAAGGCCATCGGAGACGATGGCTTTTTTGTTGGGTACGCCTCGGTTTTCGGCGTGAAGGACCGCGGCGGCGACATCGTCCAGCCTGGAGCCTTCACGGCCAGCCTCAAGAAGTACCCACCGGCCCGCGTCAAGATGCTCTACCAGCACGACACTTCGGAGCCTGTTGGCACGTGGTCGTCCTTCACCGAAGACGCTCGCGGCCTCAAGGCCGAGGGGCGGTTCATTCTCGACACCGTCAAGGGCCGGGAAGTCTATGCGCTGGTCAAAGCCGGCGCGATCGACGGTCTATCCATCGGCTTCCGAACAATTCGCGATGAGATGGACCGCAAAAGCGGCGCCCGCCTGCTTCACGAACTCGAACTTTGGGAGGTGTCCATCGTGACCTTCCCGATGAACGAAGACGCCACCGTAACCGGCGTCAAATCTTCACCCGACAAATCTTTCCGCGCACTGGTCGAAGCGATCAACGCTGGCCGCGCTCATTTCAAGGACTGACACATTGTTTGATTCCATTCCCGCCGATCTCGAAACCAAGTCGGACGACGCTGGCGCCGACGAGGTGAAGGCTGCCGTCGCGGCTCTGGCCGCTGACGTGAAGGCCGCCACCGACCCGCTGAAGGCCCGCATCGATGACCTCGAAGCCAAGCTGAACCGCCCGAACATCAACCGCGGCGCCGAAGACGACACGATCACCCCCGAGCGAAAGGCGTTCACCTCGTTCCTGCGCCAGGGCGAGCAGCGCATGCCGGCCGAAGAGGCCAAGGCGCTGATCGTGGCCGACGACACCCGCGGCGGCTATCTGGCGCCAAAGGAGTTCTCGACCGAAATCATCAAGAACATCGTCGAGTTCTCGCCCGTTCGCCAGGCGGCCCGCGTCGGCTCGACCGCGTCGGCTTCGGTTGTTCTGCCCAAGCGCACCGGCACGCCGACCGCTTCGTGGGTTGGCGAGACTGAGACGCGTACCGGCACCGAGTCCGCTTACGGACAGATCGAAATCTCGATCCACGAGATGGCGGCGTATGTCGACGTATCCGTTCAGCTTCTTGAAGACGCTGCTGTCAACGTCGAGGCCGAAGTGGCCATGGACCTCGGCGAGGAATTCGGTCGCCTAGAAGGCATCTCGTTTGTCTCCGGCGACGGCACCAAGAAGCCCCTCGGCTTCATGGTCGCGGGCCAGGGCATCAGCGAGATCATCTCGGGCACGTCGGCCACCATCGCGGACGCTGATGGCCAGGCTAACGGCCTGATCAACGCGCTGTACGACCTGCCGGCGGCTTACCGCAGCCGTGCGGTTTGGATGATGAACGGCACCACCCTCGGCTCGGTTCGCCGCATGAAGGACGCCAACAAGAACTACATTTGGCAGCCCGGTATTCAGGCCGGCGAGCCCGGCACGATCCTTGGCCGCCCCGTCATCGAGGCCCCGGATATGCCGGACGAAGGCGCCGGCGCTTTCCCGATCATCATCGGCGATTTCAACGCCGCGTATCGGATTTACGACCGCGTCGCGATGTCGATGCTGCGCGATCCCTACAGCCTCGCGACCACCGGTAAGGTCCGTTTCCATGCCCGTCGGCGTGTGGGCGGTGGCCTGGTCAAGGCCGAGGCCCTTCGCAAGATCAAGTGCGCCGCTTCCTAAGCGCATCGCAGGGCGGCCTTCGGGCCGCCCCTTACCCTTCCCTCAATTTGAAAGGATCCCGCGATGCGTGATCTCTCCCATAACGTTGGCATCGTGCAGGCCGTTGCGCCTGCCGTACTCACCGCCACGAACACCTCTGCCGCTATCGACCTGCTCGGCTTTGACTCCGCCATGGTCGTCGTCAACACCGGCGCGATCGTCTCGTCTGGCAACTTCACGCCCAAGCTGCAGGAGTCGGACACCACGACCTCGGGCGACTTTACCGACGTGGCTGCCGCTGACCTGACCGGCACGTTCCCCGCCGCACTCTCCGCGGCCAGCGTGATCAAGGTCGGGTACATCGGCAATAAGCGGTACATCCGCACGGTGCTGACGCTCAACTCCGGCACGTCGATCGCCGCGAGCGCCACGGTTATCAAGGGCCATCCGGCGAGCGCCCCCGTTTCCTAATCTGGCGCGGTGCATTGAGGGCTGAATGCGGCCAGTCCAACAACGATAGGCAAACTCCGGCGCGCCAAAGTTCTTTGATCCGGTCAAGGTTGCCACCAGTCGCGAGAACCAGTCGTGCCCCACACGACCAAGGGCTCAGGGGCCAGTCCTGCCGGGCTGGCCCCACCACCAAGGACATCATCATGAAGCGCCTATGCCAATGCGGCACGCTCGTGCCCAAGGGCGAGCGCTGCTCATGCCAGCGTGCACGCGCCAAGGCCAAGGACGCCGAACGCGGTAGCGCCGCTGAGCGTGGCTATGACGCCGACTGGCGAGCCCTGCGCGCACAGTTCATCGCAGCCAATCCACAGTGCGTCGAATGCGGCGCACCTGCCAAGCACGTCGACCACATCAGGACGATACGCGAGGCACCGCATCTGCGGCTCGACCCGCGCAACCTGCGCTCGCTGTGTCACTCATGCCACTCAAGGCATACGGCACGGACGCAGCCGTTCGGGCGGCCCACAGCAGCCCGCTGACGACCTCGGCCGATTCAGGCCATCCCCCTAGCCGAGCCTGCCGCGAAGCCCCTACCGGGGCGCGTCCGCCGACTTTTGGCCGCAAGCTCGGGACCACCCGCGCCCTTTCTTTCGCAATTCAGGGCAAATAGGAATTTCAACCCAATAAGGAAGCCGCCGCCATGGCGATTGTAGACCTCGCCGACATGAAGGCGCACCTCAATATCACCGACGACAATGACGATTCCCTGATCTCCGGCAAGCTGGACGCCGCGCAGGCCGCGCTTGAGCAGCAGCTTGGGTACGTGATCGAGGACGAGTTCGATGACGTCCCCGCCGATTTGGCCGAGGCCGTTCGCCAGCTTGCGGCCCACTGGTACGAGAACCGCGAGGCGTCTGTCGTTGGCGTTTCTGTCCACCTCCTGCCGCTCGGCGTGCGCGAAATCATCCGCGAGCGGCGCAATTACAGTTGGTCGTGATGGCCCGAAACCCCGACCTGGCCGACCTTACGCGCCGGTTCGCCGCCATCCCGTCCGAGGTGAAGGCCAGCATCAAGCCCGCAGTCGCTAAGGGCGGCGAGGAACTGGTGGCGCGCATGAAGCACCTGGCCCCGGCTGACGACGGCAAGCTGCGCGACAGCATTGCCGCCACCCCCGGCCCGGTCGAACTGTCGGTGACGGTCTCCGCAGGCGGCGCGGCAACCACCGTGCAGACCGCGCAAGGCCCCTTCGACGTCGCCTTGGCGCAAGAGTTCGGCACGGTCGCCATGCAGCGCAATTCGTTTTTCTGGCCGTCCGTCAACACGCTGAAAAAGCGCGTAAAGGGCCGCATCGACCGGGCGATCAGCAAAGCAATCAAGGACGCTTGGAAGTGACCGAACCATCATTGGCCGCGCAGCGCTATGTCGTTGCCCGGCTTAAGACGACATCAGCCGTGACGGACCTGGTCCCCGGCGCCAACATCTTCGACCGCAACAGCCGGCCCGAGGTTTTCCCCTGCATCATCGTGGGAGAGGGTCAGACGATCGACGAGAGCGACGGCGAATGTTTCGTCGGTGCGGAGGTGTTCCTTGACCTTGACGTCTGGACCCGCGGCAACAGCCTGGCACCAACCAAGGCCATCGCCGGCGCTGTGCAGCGCGCCCTCCGCAACGTTGAGGCCACGCAGGATGGCGTCGCGCTCGCCTTTGAGGGCCAGGACACGCGGTTTCTGCGCGATCCTTCCGGCGACCATGGCCACGCCATCATCAGCCTAACCATCAACGCGGAGTTCGACGATGCGTAGTGGATCGCTCGACCGGACGATCCGGATCCAATCGTTCACGTCCACCGACGACGAATTTGGCAATGTGATCGAGTCGTGGACCGACTTTGCCACGGTGCGCGCGCAATTGCTGCAGGCCAGCACCGAGGAATTCCAAAGGGGCTGGGGCACGTCGAGCGAGCCGACGTACGTCTTCCGAATCCGATGGCTGGACGGCGTGACGCTAGTGCACCGTATCATCCACGACGGTACCATTCGCCCGATCGTTGAACTTAAAGAGATCGGGCGCCGGCGCGGGCTGGAGATTCGGACGGCGGGCTATGGCACGCCGCTATGAGCCGGGGTAGGAAGGCCGAGATCAAGGCCATTGACGGGGCGTTGTCGAAAGCACCGCCCGCGCCGTCCTGGCTGCCCGCCCACGCCAAGGCGGAATGGCGCCGCGTCCTGCCGCAGTTGGTCGCCGAGCGAAAGATCGCCGCCCACGAACTCGGCACGGTTGAGTCGTATTGCCTGGCCGTTGCCACCATGCGGCAGGCTGAGGCGGCCATCGCAGCCAACGGTCTGACGTTCGAGTCCGAGAGCGGGCCGAAGCGCCGGCCGGAAACGACCATCCTGAAAGAGAACCTAGAGGCCGCCCGCCGCTTGGCTGCGGAGCTTGGCCTTACCCCCGCATCACGCACCAAAAACAAGGGAGGCGCCCCCGGTGACGGAGAAGCTTCCGAGTTTGGCGTGGATATTTGACCAGAGCCCGATCCCGGATCCGCATGGAAAAGGCGAGGCCGCGGTCAAATTCATCCGCGCCCTGAAACACCCCAAGAGCACCTTGCCCGGTAACGCTTTCGACCTGTCGCTTTGGCAGGAGCGGATCGTTCGGCGCGTCTACGGCGACACGCTGCCTGATGGCAGCCGCCGCGTGAACGAGCTTTTCCTGATGGTGGGCCGTGGCAATCGCAAAACGAGCCTGATGGCCGCGTGCCTCATGCTCCACCTCTGCGGGCCGGAGCGGCGTAACGACACCTCCATCGCCAGCTTTGCGAACTCCCGCGAGCAATCGTCGCTGACGTTCAAGGAGATGGCTGGCATCTGCCGGGCCACGCCTCGCATTCTGGAGGCGGTCCATATCCAGGACTCGCGCAAGACCATCACCTATCGAAAGCATGCCGTCGTTTACGAGGCGCTTTCGTCGGACGCCAAGGGCGCTCACGGTCGAAACGACGTGGCCGCCTTTTGGGACGAAGGGCACGCCGAGAACAAGACGGAGTTGCTAGAGGCCATCGAAACCGGCCTCAACAAGGCCAATAACACGCTGCTTTTGTCCGCTTCGACGGCGGGCATCGGGAGAACCGGCCCGTTCTGGGCGAAGTACGAGCAAGCTCACAAGATCATCGACGGCCGGATCAAGGACGAGACGTTCTTGCCGGTGCTTTTCGAAGCCCCGGCCGATGCGGACTGGCTTTCGGATGAGTGGCTTTTCGCGACGAACCCCGGTCTGTCGTGCACGCCCGCTTATCCCAACCTCAAGAAACTCAGGCGCTATCGCGAGCGGTGCGAGCACGCGCCGGCCGAGCGTGAAAGCTACAAGCGGCTTCACCTCTCGGTCTATCTCGACGGTGCCGCAGAACCCGCGTGGGACATGCGCATTTGGGACCAGAACGCCGTCCCCGTTGACTTGGATGCGCTGGAGGGCAGTCGCGCCTGGCTGGCCGTAGACCTATCCAAACAGACCGACCTTTCCGCCGTTGCCATTGCCATAGAACGGCCCGACGACCGCGTAGCGCTGCACGTGCAGTCCTTTGCCCCAGAAGAGGGCATCAGGCGCCGTGCCGGTGTAGATGCCGCCCCCTACCCGCTGTGGCGCGACCAGGGGCACCTTACGGCCTGCCCCGGCGACGTTGTCGACCGCGGCATGATCGAAGCGTACATTCGCGATCTCTGCGAACGGTTCGACGTTCAGGAGATCAACTTCGACCGCTGGTCAGCGCGCGAGATGATGGAATCTTTGGATCGCGACGGCCTGCCGGTTGTCGAGTTTCCGCAGACCATCGGGACGTACACCCCAGCCATCAATGCCTTTGAGCGGGCCATGTTTGAGCGCCGGCTTGAGCACGGCGGCAATCCGCTTTTGCGCTGGGCCGTGTCCAACGTCGTTCTCTATTCCGACGCCTCAGGCAACCGCCGGCCCGACAAAAAGCGGGCGCCCGACCGCATTGATCCGGCCGCTGCCGCAATCATGGCCGCGGGGCGTGCCCTCGCAGGCAACACCAAACGCAGCGCGTACGACACGCTCGATGTCGACGATTTGAACTTCTAGGAGCCCGCGTGGCCAATTCGGAATCGAAAAAACTAACTGTCGACGTCATCGCGCGCATCGACAAACTCGAAAAGGGCATGGCCCGAGCCAGTCAGGTTGCCAGCCGGAGCTTCGGGTCGATCGAAGATCGGGCCAAGCGGATGGAGAACAGCGTCGGGTCGTCGTTCTCATCCCTCAGCAAGCGAATTGGAACCGTTTTCGCCGGTATCGCGGTCGGCTCTGTGTTGAACGACCTCCGGAAGACGGGCGACGAATACACCAAAATCATCAACACGTTGAAGGTCGCTGGGGTGTCCGGCGGCGACATGGCCGGCGTGTTCGACAAGCTGTTTGCGAGCGCGCAGCGGAACGCTGTGCCGCTCGATGCGCTTGCGTCGCTCTACGGACGCGTTAGCCAGGCGCAAACGACCCTTAGGGCGACGTCCAGCGAATTGCTGGGCCTGACAGACATTGTTGCGCAGTCGCTGCGTGTGTCCGGCACGTCAGCTACGGAAGCCTCAGGAGCGCTTCTGCAGCTTGGCCAGTCCCTGTCCGGGGGCAAGGTCCAGGCGGAAGAATATAACAGTTTGCTAGACGGGATGTACCCGTTACTGCAGGCGGCTGCGGCGGGCCTCAAGGAGGCTGGCGGCGACGTGTCGAAACTGACCGCGCTGGTCAAGGACGGCAAGGTCTCGTCTGAAGCATTCTTCCGCGCCATTCAAGCAGGTGCCCCGCTACTGGAATCAAAACTGGCCGGTGCGACGCTGACGTCTGCACAGGCGTTCGAACAGCTTAAAAATGAGCTAGTTCGTGCGGTCGGCGAGTTTGATCGCGCCACAGGCGCGAGCGCCGCCCTTGCTGGCGGCATCAATACATTGGCCGGCAGTGTTGCGGGCGTGGGCACGGCGGCCACCAACGCGGTTCTGGGCGTGCAGTCGCTCATCGCCAAGGTTGGAGAGCTTGCCCGAGCCAATGCTGGCGTACAGCGCCAGCAGGCCCTGACGTATCAGGAAGAGCGGGCCGCCCGCACAGCACAAGCCCGCGAGATGGGCCTCGCGAATTCCGGTGGCCGCGAAACTCTTGCCGCAGAACAGGCTGCTGCGAACAAAGCCGCGGCCGAAGCCAACCGCAAGGCCCTTGCGGACTTCCGCTCTGGCGAGATCGACTTCGCCAATCGCCTCACAACCGGCCCGCTGCCGCCCACGCGGCCGGGCGGGCTGGGGACAAACGGCATCAAGCCGCGGTCGCTGTCCGAGTTCGCGGCACCAGGCGGTAAGGATGGCGGCGGCGCAGGCGGCGGCGGCTCCAAGGAGAAGCTGGACGCCTATGAAAAGGAACTCATTGCGATTGAGAAGCGCACGAAGGCGCTGCAACTCGACGCGGAGATGACCGGCAAGTCGACCTTCGAGAAGTCGAAAGCGAAGGCCGTTCTTGATCTGGAGACGGCTGCGAAGCGTGCCAACGTCACGATCACCGACGAAATGCGGGCCTCAATCGACAAGGCCGCAACCGGCTACGCGAATGCCAAGGTGAAGGTCGAAGAAGTTGAGAAGGCGCTGGATTCGTTCAACGACGCCAGCAAGTTCTTCGGCAACGCCATCACCGACAGCCTCGCTGACATCATCATCGACGGCGGCAAGGCCGAGGACGTTTTGAAATCACTCGTGAAGCAGTTGGCGAAGGCCGCGCTTCAGGCTGCGCTTATTGGCGGCGGCCCTCTTGGACAAATTTACGGAGTGCGCGCATGACCGCGGCTAACATCATCACCCAGCCCGACGCCATCCATATGTTTTGTGACGGCGCCCATTACCTCGGGGACGGCACGCTGGGTGCCGTGTCGAGCAAGGCGCATCTTCTCCCGCATCTCCACGCCGCGGCCGTCTGCCGCGGACCCAGCGTATTTATGGATATGCTCGCGCCGGAGATCGGGCGCCGGTTCGAAACGTTTGCCGAGTTGGTCGACGGAATCGTCGACCTGGCCCGTGATGTTTTCGAGCGGGAAGCCGACACTCTCGCACTTTGCCAGGTCGGCGCCGACTTCGATCTATTCATCGCCGGATGGCTGGGCGATCAGCCAGCCGCATACGTGCTGGCAAGCCACAGTACAAGCGTTGAGCCGTGGATCCTGCACCAGTTAGGACCGATCTCCATTGCGCCCTTCGACGACGCTTTGAGCGCGGCGCTGGAGGCCGCGGAGCCGGCCACCGACGTGCTGGATGCGGGGCTGGCCGTCATGGAGCTACAGCGTAGCCTACGCGGCCAGAATGCCGGCCACGGCGCGGCCATGGTGGGCGTCGGCGGCCACTGCCAGTACGTTCGCATCACGCCGGAAAGCATCCAGACCGCGATCGTCCGGCGATGGGACGAAGACTGGATTGGCCTCCGCCTCGGAGTTGCCGCCTAG